GAGGGCAGGAGGCTCAGGACGCCTTCGTACTGCTCGATGATCACCGAGCGCTGGCTGACCCCTTCGAAACGGAAGAGGCCGATCTGGGCGAGGCGAGTGTAGAGGTTGGGCAGGATGTTGATGGCCTGCGTCATCTCCGCCAGCGAATAGCCGCCGGCGTCGAAGGGGTTGCGGACGATGGTCATGGCAGGTCTCCGGGGGATGAGGGGGATCAGGCCACTTCGCGGGCGATGATGCCTGCGGCGGCCAGCTGGCCGATCTTGGTGGCGATCTTCGCCGCGTCATCGACACTGGCATCGTAGGCGAGGGCGGCGCGCGACACGATGGCGGGGCCGCGGGCGACGACGACGCCGGTGGCGTCCGCGAGGGTTGCGTCCACGGCATAGAGCAGGACGGCCGAGGCGGTCTGCGCGCCGTCCGATCCGCCGCTGGTCGCGAGCTTGTACTTGCCGTTCGCGGTGATGCGGCCGAGGACGGCGCCGACGGGGTAGGCGGTGCCCGCGAGCAGCGTCACCACCTCGCGGGTGTAGTTCGGGTTGACCTCGTATTTGAGGACGTCGCCCACGCTGGGCGGTTCCGTCAGGACGGGCATCGGTCAGTCTCCAGGAGGTCGGGGGAATGGGGGCGCCCAGCGCGGGCGCGGTAGTGTTGGGCGCCGGGATCAGCGCGAGGCGGCGGCCGATTTCCTGGCGGCCGCCACGATGGGGCTTTCCTTGGCCCCATGTGCGGGAACAGTGGCGATGATGCCCGCGGCATCGCTGCGCGCGGCGAGATTGGCCAGCACCCTGGCACGCAGGGCCTCGGGCTTCACGCCCTTGGCGACCGCATCCGCGGCATCGATCTGGACGCCGAGGCGGGCGGCCAGCGCGCAGACCTGCGCGACCTCGGCCGCCTCGGCCCGGATCGCTTCGACGGAGGGCATCGCTTCCGGCTCCGGCGGCGCGCTTGCCGCGGGCGGGGCCGGTTCCGTCGGGGTGGTGGGATCAGGCGCGGGGACAGGCTGCGCATGGTCTTCGGGGGCGGTGGTCATCATCGGACCCTTTCCCTTGGCGTTGGATTTGAGGGTGGATGTGCCGCGCGATGCGGCGGCAAACGCACGGAAGGCGGTGACGGGATCGGCTACCTCGTCGGCAAGACCGGCGAAGACCGCCGCCTCTCCGCGGAAGACGGCGGCCTCGGTGCCGAGCGCCCGAAGGGTGTCGAGGCGGCGGCCCCGACCCTCGGCGACGGTTTCGGCGAAGAGCTGACGAAGGTCTTCCAACTCGCCTGCGATCCGGTCGCGGACGGCCTCTGGCAGGGGCTGATACGGATTGGCATCGATCTTGCGGGCCCCGGCATGGATCAGCGTGACGGCGATGCCCTTCTGGTCGAGCGCCCCGCTGATGTCGCTGTGCATGGCCACGACGCCGATGCTTCCGACGGTCCCGGTGCGGGGCAGGATGATGCGGTCGGCCTGGGCGGCCAGCGCATAGGCGGCCGAGAGGGCGTGATCGGCGACGAAGGCCTGAACGGGTTTGACCTGACGTGCCGCGCGGATGCGGTCGGCAAGGTCGAATACTCCGGCTACCTCGCCACCGAAGCTGTCGATGTCGAGGGCAATGCCGCGGATCGCAGGGTCGGCGATGGCCGCCTGCAACTGCGCCGCGATCCCCTCGTAGGAGGTCAGCCCTGAGGATTGTCCGATCCACGCCCCGCGATGCACCAGCGTGCCTGCGATCTCGATCACGGCGATCCCATCTACGACCGCGAAGGGCTGGCTTCCATTCCGCGCCGGGCGGCTGGTCAGGTCGTCACCGAAGAGAGAGGAGCGGGCTGGCATGGTAGCTGCTTCGCGATCCTCGGCCGCGATCTCCACTCCCTCGACGCTGATCTCCCGCCCCACGATCCGGGGGCCAAGCCCGGCGAGGAAGGCCAGTGCCTTGGCGGGATCGACCATCAGGGGCGTGTTGAAGACGCGCTGCGCGATCTGGGTGTGGTGCATCATGCGTCCTCCGCGGGCGGGTTGGCCGGATCATCGGTGCCGTCGCCCGGCGCGGCGCCATCCTGCGTGTCGGCCTGCTGACCGTCCGCATTGCCTTTCCCGCCGCCACCCGCCGCCTGCGCGGGCGACCCCGGCCGCCGGAAGTCGAGGCCCAGCGCGGCCTCGCGTTTCCGTTCGGCGGCAATTTCCCGGTCGACCTCTTCGGCGTCGTACCCCCGTTCGGCGATGGCCTGTGTCCGGGACTTGAGGCCAGCCTCGATCTGCAGGATCTCCGCCGCGGCATCCTTGGCCGGGTCGATCCAGTCCCACTTGGTCGGGAGCCAGTCGCAGGCAAGGTATTGCCGCCGCTCCGTGGCATAGCCCGGCAGGTCAATGGCGCCCGCCAGCACCGCCGTGTCCATCCACCGCGTCCAGACGGCGCGGCAGAGCTGATAGACCATGACCGAATGCTGGAAGGCCGAGATGCGGCGGCGGAAGTCGACGAGGGCGATCCGGGTGTTGGAGAAGTTCCCCTTCGCGGTGTCGCCGGTCAGATAACCATAGGGCACGCCCAGCGCCGCGCCGATCTGCAAGAGCGTGCGATACTGGAAGGGCTCATAGGTTGCCCCGGAGTCCGGGGTGGACGGCGTGCTGACGTCCTCCCCCGGGTGCAACCGCACCACCTGGCCCGGCTCGACCTCCAGCTCCTCATCCGACGGAGTGAGAGCGGTTTCCGGGGCGGGCGAGGTGATGAACAGCGCGAACATCGCCGCAGTCTTCTTCCGCTCGAGTTCCGCATCGTCGTAGAGGTCGAGGGTGAAGAGCTTCGCCACGGCCGGTGCGAAGCGCGACACCCCGCGCAGCTGGCCTGCCTCGACGGGGTCGAGGATGTGGATGACCTCGGAGGCGGGCACGCGCACCGTCTCCCCGGCCAGCCCCGGATCGGTCATGTCGCCCGGATGGCGGCGCAGGAAGTGGTAGGCCACGCGCCGACCGATCCCGTCGAATTCGATGCCCTGCCGGATCGATCCGGCACCCGGCAGGGTGCGGGTCATGTCCTGAGGCAGCATCTCCGACGGCAGCATCTGCAGCTGCATCGGCACCGTCAGACCATCTTCGGGACGCCGCGTGCGGATGCGCAGGAAGACCTCGCCAGCCAGGAACAGTTCGCGGGCCACCCGCCGCTGAATGCCGTAGAAATCCGTCAGCCCCTCGGCGTCCGCCTCGTCTGTCCAGGCGAGCCAGAGCTTCTGCACCTCCTCCTTCCTTGCGGCATCGGCGATCCTCGACGAGGGCTTGATCCCGTCGCCGACGACATGGTTGGCGAAGGCATCGACGGCGCTCGCGGCATAGCCGTTGTTGCGCACGAGCCAGCGCGCCCGGGCGGTGATGGTTTCGCCCGAGGCCGCGATCAGCGTGTTCACATGCGCCCGCGTCGGGCGGAACCCGCGCAAGCGGCGATGGGATTGCGCTGCCTCGAACCCGCCAAGGAGCGATCCGAGGCGCGCGCGAAAGGCGTCGAGCACCATGCTCACAGACCCTTCGTCGCGACCGTGCCCCAGCGGCGACGTTGCGGCGTTGCGGAGGCGATGGCGATCCGCGCCTCCAGATCCCGGATCGCTGCTGCCAGTTCGGCATCCGAGCCATAGGTCACGGTCTTGCCGTCATAGCTGACGCTGCGCAGTCCGGCGAAGCGGGCTTCCTGCAGCGCCGTGAGCAGGGCCTGCATGCGGGCGAGATCCATCAGTTCCTCATGAACTTCGGGGTGTAGACCCGCCGCTTCATGGGCGGCGCGGTCAGGATTCCGGCCTTGGGCTGGGCCGGGTCGGGTGATGCGGCATCAGCCGGGATGGCTTCCGGCTTGCGCGTCTCCACGCCTGCCTGCGCCTCGAGCCGCCGCCACGCTGCCTCGTCCCATCGGTCTGCGCCGAGGATCCACACCGCGGCACGGGCATAGACCCGGCAGTCCAGCGCCTCGTTCCGCTCGCGCAGCTTCTGCCATTCCTGCCGGGCATAACCGCGCCTGTCGCGGATAGTGACCAGCTGTTCCGCCACCAGCTGCTTCAGCCATTCGCTGTCAGCCCAGCCGGGGATGTGGATCATCCCAGGGGCGTCGCGGGCGCCCGATCCGCGCGCTTCATCCGACGGCCGTTCGATCCGCAGGAACCGGTAGGTCTCCGCCTTGAAGGTCGCCGTGGCGACAGTCCAGAGCCGCGCGCCGCGCCGCAGGCGTTTCCCGCCGATGGTGGCGTCCACAAAGGTCGGGCCAGACACAGGGATGGCGCGGTTGAAGCCCTCAAGCCCCTTCAATGGGGCCACCTGTTCGAAGCCGACCTTGCGCGACCAGGCATAGACCGCCGCGGCCTCGTAGCCGGTGTCGATGCCCAGCCGTGCCACGGTCATGAAGGCGCCGTTGGCATGCTGCCACGACCGGCCGAGCAGCTCGGTGAGCTTGTCCCACGCTTCCGGGGCGTCAGGCCCGCCCGGAATGACGATGTGATCGACAAGCCAGGACTCGAGGCCCCGACCCCAGGCCCAGACGTCGACCTCGATCCGGTCCCTCTGGACGTCCGCACCTGCCGTCAGGAAGAGCCCGCCCGCAGGCACGGTGCCCGGCGTCCAGGTTTCGCGCCGATCCGCCAGCCGCTGCCATTCCGGCGCGTCGCCGCTTTCGACCCATGTCTCGCCGAGGAGCGTGTTGCGTGCCGCGCGCAGCCTCTCGTCCGACCCCTGAGCCGCCAGCCACTCGCGCGCGATGTCGGACCAGCTTTTCCAGCCCAAGGGCGAATAGAGCGCCGAGAGGTGGAAGCCGATGGTCTTCGGATCCTTCGATACCGCCGTCGGCCGCCATTCGCCGCGGGCCAGCATCTCGGTCTTGTGGTGCTCGGCAATGGGGCGCTCACAGCCCTCGCAGTGATAGGCCGCCGTCTCGGGCCTCCCCTCCGCCCAGCGCAGCCGCTCGAATTTCAGCCACTGCATCGTGCCGCAATGCGGACATGGCACGAAGTAACGCCGCTGATCGCTCGCCTCGAACTCGCGCTCGATCCGGCTCAGCCCCCGGATCGTGGGCGTCGAGACCATGAACACCTTGCGCCGGTGCGCAAAGGTGGTGGTCCGCGCCTCGGCCAGGGTGACCGGATCGCCTTCCTCGTCGGCCGAGGCGGGATAGGCATCGACCTCGTCGAGGAACAGGTAGCGCGCAGGCATCGACCGCAGGCCCGTCGCGCTGTTCGCCCCGGTCAGCACCAGAATGCCGCCGGGGAATTCCTTCGACAGCATCGAATTCCCGGCATCGCGGGATCGGGCCGGGTTCACCCGCTCGCGGAGCGCCGGGCTGTCCGCGATCAGGGAATCCAGACGGCCCCGCGAGGTGCGCTTCGCCAGTTCGAGGCTCGGCAGCACCACCAGCATCGGCCCCGGCGCGTGGTGGATGAC